CATTTCAACCAATGTGTCCCAATCAAGATGTTCTGGAATTGTTGGTAGCATTGCTTCATACAAGTCTTGTGTGATTTCCTCGTATGGAGCCTGACGATATGAACCACCATCATGAGGCAAGAATGATACACCAGACATTTCGTCAAAGTGATCATACACCCACGCACCAACTTTCATCCATTCATTTTCTTTGACGTTGATTGTAACTGATGGCTTATGTTCGCACCAGGCTTCCTGATAGATAGCCCATAGTTCAAGATGCTTGATAGCGTCAATATCGTCTCTTACAACTGCGCCCTTTGGTGCTTTCATTGGGAAAGAGAACACTGTTGTGGAGTCAGGCTTCATAACGTCTGGTTCCCATGGCACACCCTTGTCCTTCATGAATTGGGTGAGAGGATCTTTGTTATCAGCACGGACACGACGGATATAATAATTGGCATGGCGAGGATGAATGCCAGAAGCGGAGTCACAGAGTTGTGAGACTGTTCCTGATGGTTTAACACAGGTGATTGCGGCTGCTGCGTTGATGCCGAGTGTGTTGGCGAGGTTAGCATTGGTGTTGATCGCATGATCACGGAGTTCATTTAGTCTCTCCTTTATATTCTTATCTTCTGGATTGTTAAACAACTTGGAGTCATAGATGCCTGTAAGAGAAACACCAAGTAGTCTTTCTTCTTCGGCATTCTTAACCCAAATCTTTCTTAGATACGGGAAATCAGTGAGAGTAGATTGGAAAGTACCGAGAATAGTAGCAATCTCAATCTTCTCCTTAATCTGTTCAATAGTGTCTGTGGCTCGGATAACCACCTCTGTGAGATTACAAAATCCATATGGTCTAAGGATGATTTCAGAACACGGGTTTGTGCCGAATAACTGATCATGATTGCGTCTTCCGTTTCTTTTGGCAATTTTCTGACATGCTTCACGACTAAATAATCCTCTCTCTCCTGATTTGCTTTCGTATAGTGAAACCCATTCCTGCATGAATGTGCCGACTTCTGGCTTCTCATTATACACAGCACTATTGTTTGATAGGGCTCGCTGTGGATTTGCTTCCCACCAAGCACCTGCTTTAGCATGACGCATACGGTCATCTGATAAGTTAGATAGGCTGATCATTGCGGAGCGACGAACGCCTCCGACTACTACGACCTCGCCTATCTTACACATGATGTCATGGCACTCAAGGGATGTGAGGCGTCGACCATGTGCGTTCTTAAACATCTTAACAACAAACTTAAACAATTCTGAAAGCGGGCCAGGACCTGACGAACGACCACCAAATGTCTTTAGAGGAGCACCTGCTGGTCGAACCTTTGTCAGATCCCACTTGGGAATCTCACCCGTGTATAGCAATGCGATAAGCATACGCAAAGCCTTGGCCCATCCTTCCTTACTATCACGGACAGATATGATAGTTTCAGAATCAAACATCTTCTCTGGAATCTCTGGTAGTTGATTGATGAACTGACGTTCAACAGAGAATCCAACACCAGTACCACATAGAAGAATAAACATGGCTTCGTCAAAAGCCTTTGGATCATCGATAGGTAGGAATGAACAGTTATAACCACAAGTGTTATCACGGTTCAACGCAAGGCCCGATGTCATCAAGGCTCGCATAGATGGCATGACCTTCATGTCATGGATATGATCAAATAGTCTCTTACGGAGATCAGGTGTTATATCATAACTATGTTTTGTATGCAGGTGCATATACATAAAGTCAAGATAACGATTGATAGTCTCTTCCCAATTCTCACGGCGATTTTGTTCTGGCAGATAGCGTGAGTATCTGCTCTTATAGATAAATTCCTGATATAAACTGTCCATTATTCTTCCTCGTTGTCTGTAACGTATAGTTCCCAAAGGTTTTCATACAAAACCTTTTCAAATTCTTCACCAAGTGGTTGTTGTGCTTTCAATAGTTTTTCATATAATTCTTGTAGTTCGTCATTCATGACCAAAACTTCCACCACCATGACTTAGGTTCTTCTTCCGACTTATTCACAGGAACACCATGAAACCAAGGCTCTGGATACCAATACTCTTTCAATGACGGGAAGTGTTTTAGAATCTCTTCCTGTGCAGCAAGAGCAACCTGACGGTGTTCTTTCTGTGTGCCTGCTTCGGCTCTAACGTCAATGTAATGAATCCAAGAACGAAGCGTCCCTGACATATATAGACGGGTTGTGGTTAGACCTTCTGGTAGAATTGCTCTGGCTTGTTCTTTGGCAATGCCTTTTTCAATAGCCCAATTATAGTTGACACGCATACGACTTGCCAGATTACGCTGAATCTCTGACCAATCTTTCTCCAGCCTTTCATCATCCGTCTCAATACTATTCTGACGGTTCTTAGCGTCCTGTAGTCTTGCTTCTCTCGTTACAAACGACATGTCCTTAGTAGGATCGGCATAACGCTGGCTAAACTCTTGGAATGAGAACGAACGATGGCGAATGATCTGGTGTGAGATATCACGAGTTGTATTGATTTCCATTGTGATAGAAACCATTTCAAAAGGTGACCAATGCTTATGTTCGATTAGATACTTTAGGAGTTTTTCTGATGTTAGTGTGTTATGCTGATTGGATGGATTTGATACTCGTGCGGTGTATGCGATAAACTCATTGGGTGTCATATAGACAGGATTATTAGCCAAATCTTTATACGATTCAATAAGCGGCTGTGTTACTGCAATAATCTTAGCGTTGTTCATTTGTTACTCTTTCCATTATTAAACGATTCTTTTTCAACAATCCATAACTTCTTCTGCTCATAGTTATGATAATATTCTAGGACATGATCTATAGCAGCCAGAAACTCGACATCAACCCATTTCTCTCCACCTTCGTCCGGAAGAGGATCAGCATTGAGACGATACGCCTCCTTTAGAGAAGCAATGACAATAGCATCAGTTTGGTCATGGTCTAGTTCAATATTGTATTTCATTATCTTTCTCACCAGTTCTCTGTCACAAACTGTTTGTCCCAACAATGAGCATATCGATCATTGTGAAACACTAGAACTATCCCGTCATACATGAAGCAGTAGTTCATCACTCACCTTTTGGTTCTGGGAACATTTCTTTCGCTTGTTCGTAAGCCTTATCTACCAGATGATTTTTTTCTATAACATAGTTACTTGCTACATACCAAAGTTGTTTTTCAACAATGATCTTACCGTTCTTTATTAGCTTCTCAGGAATAGCCGAAGAACTGCAACTATGTCTCCAAGCGCTTTCTGCTTGGATAAGAATATCATACCAGTTGTATGATGGTGGAACGTTCTCTGCTCTACCATTCGAAAGAATAATCACATATACATCGTCAGTCATTTCTATCTCCTCCACGTTGACCTCCTCTATATTTGTCTGGCCATCAGAAAATATCCTTTACGTCTTTGAGACCCTCAAGGTATTCATCAAATATCTTTACCATATCTTCCTTAACCAACTCTCGGCACTTCTTTATGATAAGAAGATATTCATTTTGAACCTTATCATGCGAGAGTTCAACATAGTCCGTAGCAATGAAATTGACTAGTTGTTCATACTTACGAAGACGCTCGATTTCATCAGCGGCTTCTTCAGAAGTTTGCTGATCGTATCCATTGAAAAAGCATGGTTCACGCAGTCGCTTCACAATATCTTCACTCATTCCAAGAAACTCCCTATGTCTGGCGTTACCAAATCTAAACAAGGAACATAGAACTTCGCATACGTCTTATCTACATATCCTATAACTTTAGGTTCTATACCTCTTCTCCACCCGATCCACTCGTCTGCGGAAGTATTATAGTATATCGCTTTGTAAAAACAATCATTCATTTCGTTATTGAAATAGTATGTGTAATAGTATCCAGATCGGTTAGGTTTGGCATCAGGATACTTACTCCACGTATAGGTCATCAGTCTTTCGCCTTCATCCTCAAGAAAGTGGTGACAGCCTTTTCTTCACACGGTTCACTTATATATGATAGTATCGCACCATGCCTCATCATCAGACCATTGAATTTGCGATACTCTTCATAGAAATGCTCGTATTCATCTTTATGAACCCATTCCTCTGTGGTCTCTGAAAACATTCGGATACACCTATAATCTGTCAGGTCAAGTTTTTCGTTATTCTTAGCGAATGTTAACTCTGCCATATCCGAATCTTCACACTTTCGCCTTATCATAACATACTCCGATTCTGCTTTATTCTTGGTCATGTGTAGGCTCCTTTCCACTAAAAATATACACAATGCTTCGTCATTAGTCAAGAACCTCTAGAATACGCTGGCGCTTTTCTTCAAACTGTTGACAGGTCATCTGAAACAGTTTTTCAAGAGCATCTAGTTTAGATTGAGTTTCTGCTTGATTACGCAAGGCTTCGTCACGCTCTTTAGCCACATGCTTCAATGTAGCGTAATGGCCATTACGCTCTGAAATGGCGGCATCGAGGTCGGCTTCGGCTTTGTCAGCCCGCAAAGCATCGGGGCGACTACGCCACTCTACGACTTCCTTTGTCAGCATCTCACATCGCTCATTGGCTACGGCAAGGTCGGTACGGAGGCGGGTGATTTCGTCGGCAACTTTCTCAGACACGTAATGCCCCGTCTTGTCTATGTCTACGACGACTAGTCCATGTGGACCAAGGCGTTCCCGTAATTTTTCGACTTCCTCATTAGCGGCATCGAGGTCGGCACGAAGTTTCTTTACAAGTTTCTCTATTTGAACTACTGAGTCTGTAATCGATCCGTCATTAGGTGCTCCCATTAGTTCAGCATTGACTGAAATCAAATCAGTGTAATGCTTCTTAAACTCATTGGCTGCGGCGAGTTCGGCACGAAGCCGCAGATTTTCCTCATATACGCTTTCTCTTACTTGCTTCAATTGCTGCTGATGAATGTCATTCATCACTGTTCCCCCATAATCCAAACATATCCATCACTATTAAGATCAGAAATACACAGCCAAAAACAACATAACATTTGACAAACTGTTCTTCGCTCATTAATTGTCTCACAATTTAACTTTTATTCCCAAAAGTTCTTTTGCATGTTCAATTGCTTCTTCAATTGCTTCTTCAATTGCTTCTGAGTATGCAAGCTTGCGTTCATCAGATTCTTTATTTTTAATAAGAGTTAAGACAAAAAGAATCTTCTTTAGCTTATTTGTTTCTTCATCGGTCATGTTTTTCTCCTCATAATTTATGAAACTCTTTTTTAAAAAGAGTAATGTCAGGACTAATCTCTATCATAAAATCTTCTTCAAAATACCATGGGCAATAATTTTCTTTTTGTTCGTTTGAAGAACAGTCAAAATATTCCTGAAATCTTTCTTTCCATACGTTTCTGTCGTTCAGATCTCGACCATAACTGATAGTGAACATACTTTGATTGTTATATGTTTTATTAGGTGTTATGACATTGAATCTTGTAGGTATACTCATATTCTACTCCATTGGTTCAGTTTCATTGTAGCCATAATTCCTTCATGCGTATTTCTATCTATGATATGCTGAATCTCACTCGGATGCATATTGACCAGAACCATTTCGTTGATGTCCTTCTCTTTGATATAGGAAGGCCACACACAAATCTTTCTACCCATGTCGATTGTTTTCCGCATATTGGACACTATCTGTTTGTTACGAGGTTCATTATCATATACAAAAACATAATCTTTGTCAAGACCTATGACGCTAGGAGCAGTATATAGTGCTGCATCCATAGTAGCCACGCTATTAGTAAGGAAAAGAGAATCGATTGGTCCCTCAACCACATACACAGTTTGCAATGGATCCAATCTATCCCAACCAAAAATTTTAGGAACACTGTCATCTATCTTAATCGTTATGTATTTGATCTTAGATGGGCCAATCGCACGACCTTGAACGCCGATTAGGAATCCATCCTTATTGAAGAAGGGTATTACAATCCTTGCTTCTTTATATAGTTGCTTGTCCACATTTGGAAAGTATGTCTTAACAAACTGTGCAAAGTCATCCGTGTAGAATAGTTTTCCAAGAGGAACTTGTCTCTCTTTCAGATACCTTTTCGCAGGATTCTTTGGATCCAGCGTGTGACACGGTATGATTCCATCCAATTCATAGAAGTTGTTATTTGTTGACACTATTCTCGGCGGTGGAACAGGAATGTTAAAGACAGGTCTGGTAACAAACTGTTTAACGTCAACCTTAGGTTCCGTATTAGCCTTAACAAACGTTTCTAACTGGTATTCGTTATACAATGCAGGATCAACATACTTGATGAACTTGTTTAGTTTCATCGTTGATCCGCAATTGTGACACATGAAGCCAAAGTTTTCTTTGCGCTTGTAAATGTATCCTCTTGCCTTGATCTTATCCTTCTGCGAGTCACCGCAGACAGGACATCTAAAGTTCCATAAAAACTCTCCCCGCTGTTTGAACTGCGTTAGTTTTGGAGCGAGGAGAGATATGTATTTTTTATCAATGTATACCGACATCATTCACCTGAACATAATGAAGCAAGACTATATCATTCACTCGACACTATGTCAAGTGTTATCTTTTAAGTAAAGGTTTCATTTCCTGGATAACTTGCTTGAGGCTATCAATTTCCTTCCTCAAGTCTTGTCTATCAGCATCAACAACAGGAACACGAGCATCAAGTTTATTCTTAATGTCATCCATAGTTTCTTCTATGTGGTCTACCTTCTGTTCAAGGTAAATGACCCTCTGTTGGATTTCCATATCCTTAACTTTGAACTCGCCTATTGTCATGAAGTAAGCCGCCACCAATCCGCCAACAGCAAGTATGGCAGTTATCATTGGAGGCAGTTTCGTTACAGCAGCACCAACTACATTGTCTAGGTCGTTGGTGTCCTTATCTGACATTGTTAGTTCCATTCCTTTCTATCCTCCCTTGGTACAGGGTTGAGGGAGGTTCTACCCTTGTTAACATGTCTATTAGCCAGAACAATCTCGTTCTTATAGTTTTCCTGCCCGTTAAGCATCGTAGACATGAGTTGTTTCTTTAGTTTCTCCAAGCGGCTTGGAAATGCATAGCATCCACATCGCCGTTTAGACCACGCCACCATAGACCATGTTTCATAAGAATATCACAGAACTCTCTGTTAATCATTCCCTCTTTCCATTTCTTTGGATAAGGGTTTCTCGCCGGATCCATATCAATAGCAATACCAAATGCGTGTGTTGATAGTCTGTTACCACCACGCACAACTCTATAGTTGAATGTACCACCAGAGATGTTTAGTCTTAGTGCATCAATCTCTTGTGGTGAAAACTCTTTTGCTACTTCTGTATAAGCGGCTGTATATACGGGAACAACCTTCTTATGTAGAAGCAAAGTCTTTAGTGGTGTTCTCTTACCATCTGAATAGTAAATCTTGTATGGTGGAGTCCACTTTACGATGTTCTCCGCATACCACTTACGGCTTACTTGGCCGTTGCTACCACGAGGATCGCCATAGAACTTTATTAGGCTGACGATATCTTCGTGTGGAAATAGTTTCTTACATGCTTCTGACATAATTTACTCCTTAGTATCTAATGTATCTCATTTCGCCGGTACTTTCGTTTCGTACCACTATCTTACCTTTTGGATTCTTTTTTGCCCATTCACGGATTTCAGCATAGCAATCATCTTCTTCTAAGTATGTGCGCCAATGCTTACCCTTGCGCTTAGCCAGTGTTAGAGAATGAAATAGTTTAGAGTTTACTTCAAAGACTGTAGCACCAGCGAATGTTTCTTCCTTAACTAGTTTATCAGTAGCGGTTCTAATGCCATTTCTACGATTGATAACGTTTCTAATAGCCTTGCCATACTTCTTTTGATTTCTAGTTGTGATACCTTTTTTCTGATAGAACTCAGCATCACCTTGGTTCTTTGCTCTGCTATCTGATGCTTTCTTGATATAGCTTCCAAGGGTTTCTCTTTTTAGTTCATCAATCTGTTCTTCTGCCATAGGAGACTTTCTACGAAACATGGTGTTTTGTTTCTTCCATTGTTTAGCGGCACCAGAACTGACGATAGCATCGCCAAAGTTTGCTGGCTTACCAGCAGCAGCCACGCCGGCACCAGGTATATTGCCTGATCCTACGTTGTTTACAGGGGCATCTTCTTTGATCATATCGTCCTCAATATGTTGGCAATCTTAAGGTCTACAGGTATCTCTTCCTGTCTAACGTAGTATTTATGAAACGTGACCTTTAGATGGGTAGGTAAATAGTTAAGATATATTAAAATTGTTTTAAGTATGGGGTAATCTTCTTCATCAATCTTAAAGAACAGCATATTGGTAGCTGCTTCTACACCAAAGACATTGGCAAGGATGATAACATGATTTAGAATGAGACGTTCTTTGAACTCACCAGTTTGTCTATACTTTCTTAAAAGTCTTTTGACATACTTGATTCGGTTGATATCGTCCTCAAACTCCGATTGGAGCATATGAGGACGATCATAATACTTGGCAGCATAGATCAAAAAGGATTCATCGTTTAGATCAAACATTACTTACGCTTTGCTTTTTTCATTTCCTTCATGATCTTGTATTGGTAGTCTTTGTTTGGGTGATTGTATAGGTGCTGATAGAATAACTTGATTATGGCCTTGGCGGTTGTTCCCTCAAACCATGAAGGAACAATGCCATGTATAATAGAAGCGATACCAAGATATATCAGATAGAAGCCAGAATACACGGCCCATTTGAGGTGAGCCGTGTATGTTGTTCTGCTTTTCTCTAAGTGATCACTCACCCTTTTCACGGTTCTTGGCTTTCCATGCTGTAGCGTAAGCGATTGACTTTTCCTTGGCGGTTAGACCGTTCTTAGAAAATTTGTCTTTGATGTGCTTGACCATTCTTTCATACTTAGCACCTGGAGGAGCCTTTTCATAAAGAGCGCCACCTGGTGCAGTTGGGTTCTGCGGTATGCTATTTGCCTTGCTTGGCTCATATTCAGGACGTCTATTGGTGAACTTTGTACCAACTGGTGGTGTGCTAGCCTGAGGCATGTTATCACCCTTAGGTACAGTTGAATAGCCCATTCCCTTATCAACATCAGAGTCCTTGACATCCTTCATATTTGAAGGCTTGATCTTATCGCCTTTTGATGATTGAACAGGTTCAACTGTAATACCTTCTTTGACTGGCACACAATTAGGAACAGGCTTGCCGCCCTTCTTCTTCATGCCAACCATTTCATAGCCCTTCCAACAAGGACCTTTTTCTTCTTCCATGTAAGGAGTCTTAGGCATAGAAGCATTGACCTTGGCTTTGCCTTTCATCTTCTTATCAGCAAGTTTAATGCCTGCTTCACGGGTCTTTTCTCTACGGCCGGCGGCCTTAGCATCGTCAGAAGTGGCCGCAGGATATTGACCTGGGTTCTTTTTAAAATGCTTGATATCACCTAGTTCCTGTTCAGCACCACGACGATACTTTACAAGTTTGCCTAGTGATACCTCGTTTAGACCCTTTTCAGAATCGGAGACTGCTTCTTTGTTACCCTTCTTCTTTTCATCGGAAGTGATATCATGCATTGGCTCTTTTGGTGCCATTGCCTTAGCTGACATCTGACGAACTTCGGCTTCCTCTGACATGGTGATTTCAGCCATGTCTAGTAGCTTGTCTAGTTCATCCTTATCAACTAGTCTAGCAGTAACACGGAACATACCACCAACAACTGGCTTAGCATATGTAATGCCCATTGGTGATAGAATGCCATACTGCAAGAATAGGTAATGAGTTGATGGAACTTCATTGACAAACTCACCAGAGTCGGTCATACCCATCTTGTGACCAAACTGCTTAACCTCGAATACCTCAACACCCTTATCACCTTCAAGGAATCTCTTAGGTAGAACGATGTGATACTGTGCTAGTAGTTTTGAAAGTCTATTGAACACAACATAAGGAGTTACCGCTGGCTGTGAAACCACACCAGCGATAGCAGCGTTAATAGCAGCACGAACGGCTGGCTTACTGATATCGAGGCCGCCATCAGCCACTTGGACTGTTGGCAGAACCTCTTCTTTTAGAAAGTCACGAAAGTTTTTCATTTAGTGACTCCTTAGACTACGTAGCTGATTGTAGCGTTGCTTGAGTAGACTGTATTGCCACCAGCGGTCATGATCATTACACGGAACACATTGCCGTTTGCAAGAGCATTGTTGGCAGTGAATGTTGGTGATGTATTGTTGGTATATGTGCCGGCCACGTTTGCAACGTTTGCCCAACCATTGTCGTTCTTCTGCCAGAAATACTGTAGAGTACCACCAGTTGGAACAGTGGTAGCCGCAACAGTAAAGTTGACGTTTGATCTGGTTGATAGTAGGCTGCTTGAAGCATTTGATGAAATGACGATAGCAAAATCTGGGAAGTATGTATCATCGGAAGCATCGCTCTTTGATGAACCCATAGCTACAAGTGTTTCATACCATACACGACCAGCCTTTAGACCACGGCCTTCGTGACGAAGAACCCAGCCAGCATGTTGTGGATGTGCGCCGCCTGGTGCTGCCTGTGCGGCACGCATTTCAGCGGTGTTAGCAAAGAACTGACCAACAACAACGTTACCTGCACCCTTGGCGCTCTTTACAACTGTGTTAGCGGTTGTGTTATTGAATAGCAAGTCACGGCCGGTTGTGTTAGAAGCGGCATGATTAACCTGCATTAGCACGCCAATGTCTGAATTGGCAGCGTTATCGTAATTACCCCATAGTGGCATTTTAGTTTTCCTTCTTAGTTATAAGTTTGGCCGATAGCGTCCGGCTTAACGGGATCAATCACTACGATATCACCCCTACGTTTCTTTTCATCTTGTGCTTTTTGAATGGCTCGCTGTGTGCCATCCTTTACTTCTTCATTCACATTATATCGTCCCGGTGTTAGATTTTGATTGCCTACCGTATTACGAGAGGCTTGTCTATCATTCGGGACCAATTTGTTAGGTCCAAAAACACTCTTAATGTTTGGTCTATGTACCATTATACGATCCTGTATTTATTGTCACCAACTTGGACATGTTCTTTTAGTGCTTTTGGTGTAGTCTTAGATAGTGTAGCGGCATTGTCTGGTCCTGTTGAACCGTCTGTGCCTGAACCATCACCAGGTGTTCTACCAGATTTCTTTGTGAATGTTGGGTCATCAACAGTTGAACCTGGTGTTACTTCACCTTCTTTAATAGGCTTATTCTTTGCCATGTTTGGTGGCTGATCACTCATCTTAGGTAGTGAACCCTGAGGAGCAGCAGGCTCAAATGTTTTCATCATAGGAGCAGGTGCTGATGAAGCCGAAGGTGCTGGCGTAGCAGCCGGTGTTGGTGCCGGCGCTGGTGTAGCAGCAGGCTTAGATGGTTCTGATGTTGAAGATTTACCACTACCATAGAAGCCCTTGGCAATCTTGGTTAGATTATCACCCTTCTGAACGGTATATTTGTCGCCAGCACCTAGATCAAGTTTCTGACCTGTATAGATTTTATTCACATCTTTAATCTTGTTTGTCTTAGCAATGTCAGAGATAGCAGCATTTAATCCTACACCAGATGACTTAGCTGGTGCTGCGGCCACTGGTGCCGCTGGCTTAGCACCAGCAAACTTAGTAGCATCAGGACCAACAGTTGGTGTTTTCTGGAATGTTGTTGGTGCGCCTGATGTTGCTTTTGTCAATGTAGGACTTCCAGCAGTAGGACCTAACTTAGGATTCATAGCTGGCATTTTCTGTGAAATACCAACTTTCTCCGCAGCGGCCGCCGAAGGACCAACCTTAGGTGCGCCTTGTGCTGCTATGTTAACTGAACCGATTTTTGGATTAGGTGTTGGATTTGTACCGACAAGATTACCGATACCTCTACCTATACTTTTACCAATGTCAGTTTTCGTAGCAAGGTCCTTGGCAGCAAGAGAAGCAGCCGTTCCAACAGAAGCACCAACTCCTATTGGTCCAGCGTATGGTGCTGCCGCTCTGGCGCCGGCGGCGACAACTGGTGCGGCTTTAGTTACAGCACCTTTAACAACATTCTTGACGGCAGAATAGGCTCTACTTGCCATACTCTTTTTACCACCAGGATAGATAGTGCCATCTCTAGTGATACCAAAGTCTAGTTTAGGTGCTTCTTGTTCTGTTACCGACTTACCAGTTGCCTGTGCGCCTAGAAAGACTGGTCTTCCTTCATGTGCTTGGCGGCAAGTTTGGAAATAATAGATTCCATCATTGCTTCGTTAGCTTGAACCTTAGCACGACCTGTTAGTTTATTAACAGCCATGTTGACACCCTTTTCACGCTTGAAGGAATCACGATTATGCTTACGGGCTGTTTCAACGTCCTGCTTTGTTCTTTTCTTTGTAGCAAGTTCCTTGCCATATACTTTACCAGACTGGAAAGAAGATTCAGAACGCTTGTAATCGGCGTGCTTGATATACTTACCAGCTAATTCTTTTGAAATCTCGTCAATCTGTGCTTCCTTAATAGGAGAAACAGCAGCCTTAGCGTTTGACATGCGCTGTGAAGTTGGGTTGCCAGCAGTTAGTGAAGATGCTGCACCTGGATATGACTTTGGTGTTGATGGATCTTCCTTAGGTGCGGATCTTCTAACATCGCTTGAACCTTGAACAGATGGGTCCTTAGGATCCACCATACCTTCTTCCATCTTCTTTGCTCTCTTATCACGGAGTCTGGATGCTTCCATACTACGAAGATCAGCAATGGCGTGTTCCTTTTTGCGGGAACCAACAACATCATCACCAGACTTATCAGTTGCGGCCCATTTGGTATGGCCGGTCAACTTACCTGATGAATCCATATGCTGGTATGGTGAAACCTTGCCTATTTCTCTTCCACGATAACTAACATGGGCACCCTTCTTGGTATTCTTTGTAGTAATACCTGTCATTGTGCCTTCTTCCATCTTTTTCTTGCCGCCCATCTGATCTTTACCTAGACGACCAGCGACAACATCACCACGGGTTACTTTGTCATATGGAGGATAGTTGTTAGCTAAATTACCATCGTTTGGTTTCTTGGCTTCGTCCATCTTCTTTTCTTTGGCGTCATGCTTCTTATCGGCAGCAGAACGTTCCCACTGTTTCATGGTCATGCCATGCTTCTTAGCAAGTTTGGCATCTTCGTCTCTATCTTCCTTAGAGCCTTCCCACTTGCCTTCTTTAAGAGCCTTATATGTTTCTTCAATACGAGCGTCATAGGCGGCTAGGTTTTCACGAACGACTGCATTGCGTGAATAGACACCAAACTCCTCATTGACCATAGCAACGGCAGCACGGCGGGTTTCGCCGTCAGCCTGGGCGGTCTTGACAGCCTCTAGTAGAGGGTCCTTCTTTAGAAATGGGTTATTAAACATTTTTGGTTCCTTTTTGATTAAATTAGGATTGATTCTTGGTATTTAGCTTTTTCTTAGGCTTCATGATAGCCATTTTCTCAAACTCTGCGTTAATATCAGGTCTTGCATCATCAGCCGCATTTCCAGCATTAGGTGTAGCACCTGTAAAGCCAGCGGACGCCGAGCAGTCCCATAGGCCTTCATTGCGTAGTTTCTCAGCAGTTTCTTTAATCTTTTGTTCCGCTAGTTTTCCATACTTTGCTTTGAATCTCTTACGAGTTTCTTCTTTCATCATCCAACGGTCAATAGCTGACCACTGGCCAACTGGTTCACCTGGCATGAATACATTCTGGTCACTGGTGATATCACCAACGAATGATGGATTCTTGGCAGAGGTATAGGTAGCACCGAGTCTGTCACCAAACTTGGGTAGATTTCCGAATACCTTGACCTTTGGCTGCTTAGGCTGATAGTAACCCATAGGCATATTGCCGCCAGGGAACTGGCCTGGTGTATCGTTCTTATATCGATCGGTGAGTTTAGAGGTGCCCCAGTTACCAGCACCACCGACTGGGTTGTTCTTTGGTTGTGGTGAGAAGTCGGAGAAGCCTTCTATCATACGTTCAAACTTCTTATCGACTGGTGCTAGAACAAACTGACGGATATCCTCTGATACCATCTCAACCAGCTTATTGTGTGTTTCTTGAATGACCTCTAGTGACTGATTAAGGTCTAGATCATTCTGAACCACGATGACCTTCTCGAATAGATCATCATAACGGTCTAGTGTATCCTGTGCGTTCTTCCACTTGGTGAAACGGACAGCCTCATTGATTACACGACCACCCTTGTCGGCTCTAGCTTCATTGCGCTGCTTAGAAACATCATTGCTGGTATTTACGAATACCATGATTGTCTCATAGCCAGCTTTCTCTAGGTCTTCCTTGATGAAACGAATACGCTCATAGTTGGCAGTACCATTGACCACCACTAGATTATCTGAAGGTGTATCATATGTGTCGGATGATATTTCAGTAAAGCCGTGGGGTAGAATAGTCTCTTTGAGGATCTTATCTTTACCAGAACCGGGTACACCAGATAGAATGATGGCCTTATTCTCTTTGACATATGACATACCAAAGCATTGTGGGTTGGCTTTACCATACCAGCGCATTAGTTCACCAGCACGGGAATTGGCCTCGTTCTCAATATCAGAGCCAGTAGCACCTTCTTTGGCAACGTCCTTGCCAATACGACCTTCTTCATTCTGTCTATGATGGACCAATTCATGAGCCACCGAACGGAAGATATCCATTGGATGACGGTTCTTGGACATAACATATACTTCACGAGAACCTGGAGCATATGCAGCGAATGATGGTTGCTCACCTTGATCAGATGGCTCTTTGAACTTAAGGGTTGGCTTACCCTCAATGCCCAGTTTACCACAGCAAAAATCAACGAATGAGTTGAGGTGATCGGTAAACTCTTTACGACCCATCTCCTCGTTAATCATATGTTCATTTAGCTGGGCTCTGGTGGTATCAAATATCTTTCTGGCCAGTGTCTTATCAGTGGCAGCGGATGCCTTGGCGAATGTAGCAAAGTCACCCTTGCGGACAGCCGCACGGAGGTCTGTACCTGAAATACCCTTCTTACGGGCACCAGATGAAATGACCTGGAATTTCTTGAATGGATAATGCTTCTTAGGATCGAAGTCTTTAGCAGTCTTGGGCTTGACATACTTGGTCAATTGAGTTCTAAAATCTGCTACACGATCATCACCCACCACGAATGTAACATCATCATAACCTTCATCGGCTAGCTTACGACAAATGGCAAAAGCGGTGATGGCTGAACGGTCGGCCACGAAATTGACACCAGGGAATATCATACGAAGGAATCGTATCTTCTGGGCAGCCGATAGAGGATTCTTGGCTGGGTCGTGTGACTGTGAGGTATAGATACGGTGTTCCGCACCATGCTGGTGGGCATACTTTACCGCATATGTGATTAGTTCTGCGTGGCCTTTGGTAGGTGGATTATAACGGCCAAATGTGAATACGACTTTCTTCATTCTCTCCCTCTGCGGGTTAATATATTATTTATATTTATCCTTCTCCCGAGCCTTCTTGACGATCTTTCTGATCGTTTTCACCACGGGAACAGGTTTCTTTTCTTCCTCTTTTTTCATTACTTGCCCCAATTCTTGACGGCTAAGAAGTTTGCTCGGCTAAACTCTAGACGGTCTACTAGCTTGACAGCATCTCCGCCAGTTGACCATGCAGCCACATATCCTTCTGGAGTTGTGACCTTATAACCACCGTCAGCGGTATGTAAGAATGTACCAAGATCGTTGACCTGATTGAACTTAGCAATCAATAGCATCTTGGCATCAATCAATAGGTTCTGTAGCTGAAATATCTTTTTAAGATCACCAGCATTTTGACGATACCACCTCAACACCATGTCTCTCTCGGCCTTGCGCTTGGCTTTGGTAGCTGGCATCTTAGCTTCGTCAATACCCTTTTGGTATTTATCTCCCACCCATTTAATCAAAGCGGCCGTATGGCCAGCGCCCATATGCTCACCGGCACGGACTTTCTGATTATAGAATGACATGATATGAATACGGTATGTTTCGTTGGTAGCAATAAAGTTTAGAACCGAGGCAGGGATGGTTCTGAAAGTAGAGCCGGTCTGTGAAAGTATCTTGGTTAGTTTATCGTTCTCTGACTTGGTAAGAGTAGCACGACCAGTAACATCGGTGAACTTGTTAGAACGATACCAGACATTCTTGGATGGTCTAAAGTTATTGACGTTGATATCAAAGTGTGTCTGTAGAGTGTCCATGGTCTTGCCATGGTATGTGGTGTGAAATACAATACCGATCTTGGCTGAAAGAACCTGACGGGCCAAGGCACTATTGGCTGGTACGGCATAGGTGATGGTGTTTGGACGGAATGTGATATACTTCTTACCGTCGATGGTCTCTGACTTTAGTTCATTATGAGAAAACATAAAGTCACCATGAACGATACCGGTGATACCAAGTTCTGGTAGATATTTCAAGGCAGCCGAGAGTTTATCAGCCAGGCCACCGACATGGTTAGCACGGACATCAGCTTCGGTATAGTTTAGCTTGGCGTTCTTGGCAAAGATAGATTTAGAACCAACAAAGAACTTACCATTTTCAGGGTTGATACCAGCATAGATAGCAGGCGCACCGTCGAACTTGGTTCTTAGAATGAGAGAACCACGGGCCTCTGATAGTGTCTGTCCATCATCAGCGAACATATCTCTAAGTGAACGGAGAAACTCTATGGCGTTACGGGTGCCAGCGACACCACCCTCCAATACCGCATCCTCAATATGTGTAAGATGACGATCCTTCTCTGCGGCGGCTTCTTTAAGGTATTGCGATAGTCTGATCACGTTAGTTCCTCTTATTTAAGTCGGGTAATCTTAAACTTTGTGTCGTTTGGATATTCTTGGGCTTTACTGTTTCTCAATTCAATTGTGTAATCGGCAGAAGGTGTTGAACAGTATATAGTAATCTGTTTTGATCCTGGATTTGGATAGTTGACTTTAGTTACGGTCATATTATCGGCTAGGCTATTTAACTTAGCCCTACTCATCCAGAAAACTTTCCAGTCTGTGGCATTTATCTTTCGCACATAGAAGTAATTCATACCCCAAGCACGTTCAAAGATTGCTTTCATTTCAGTTTTGTTAGGTGCGGAAACTGGTATAGTTGCTCGTCTCTTTTTGATATTGTTTCTCTCATCAAAGCCCTTCTGAACCTTGTTCAAGTCAACACCAAAAGAGTTTAGAAACTTTGCGCCGGCGGAATCTGGTTGTAATGTACCAGTGGCGTCGAATAGTGAAGCTGCTCCAGAATATGAACTGAAGGTCGATCCATTAACATCTTTGAGGGAAATATACCAGGTGTTTTTACCCGAATCCTTTACAACAATGTCACCAATGATGGCACCCAGATCGGCAGTTGCGACACCTTCTTTTTTGGTCGATCCTGTTCTTTGTGTGACCGAGGTGATTTCATTTACACCAAATGCTGGATTGGATTGTGTGAGTTTTTCGACTAGCTGCTTATAGGTTTTATTGACACCCTTACTCTTAAAATACTTAGCTAGATCGGAGATAGTTTTCTTCTCAAAGTTTTCGCCTTTATTAGCACCCTTGGCAATAACGGCATCGAACTTCATTTTTTCATATATGAAGGATACAGAAGGATATTTACTACTGTTAGGAGAGATTGAATTGAAAGTTATCTTTGTGAATCCACCAGACTTTTTTAGTTCGGACATAATAGCAGCCTTAAAGGCTTCCGAGGTGTCTCGTCCGGTATTGATCAACTGTAATCTAAACTCTCTCACGGTAGAGTTAGTCTTAGATGGCTTTCCCAATTTTTGAGTAGGTGCCACCTGAAAGTTATGCTTCTTGGCAACACTATTCAGAGTGGCAGCTACGTCACTAATAATAGTCTTTGAGTCTGGTTTCTTGACAGCCAATTAAATACTCCTAGAAGGGCTCTAGGACTATTTATGCT